ATCCCGGTAATCACCGGAGACCCGACCGCCGCATGGGTGGCCGAGACCGGCGTTAAACCTGTGTCTAACGGCACTCCCGGCACCAAACTGATGCAGGCGTTCAAGATTGCTGTCATCGAAACATTTTCAAATGAATTTGTTCGCGATATTCCGGCACTGTATGACGCACTTGTACAGAGACTTCCGGCGGCACTGGCTGGCATATTCGACAGCACGATCATTGGCGCAACACAGGCTCCGTCACAGTCCAATTTTGATACTTTCGCATCTTGCACGGCGCAGTCCATCCTGAACGCCAACAACGGCACTTATCTGGGCATGGTTGCGGCTGATGCTGATATTGCTTCCCATGGTGGCGTTATGAACGGATTCGCTTTCGGGGCACAGGCCCGTGCGCTTCTGCTGACCGCAGTTGACACCACAAACAGACCGCTGTTCCTTGCGTCTGCAAATGACGGCGTAGTTGATAAGGTGCTGGGTGTACCGGCTTATTTCAACAAAAACGTATATAAAGCAGGTACAGCCGCAGTCGGACAGACCGCAGGCACTCCCGCCGTTGTGGGCATCGCCGGTGACTGGACGCAGGCCCTTTATGGCACTGTGAACGGTGTAGAAATTTCCGTGACCGATACTGCATCCCTGACAGTCGGAAGCGGCAGCGATGCGACCACGATCAACCTGTGGCAGCAGAACATGGTCGCTGTAAGGGCAGAGATCGAAGTCGGTTTCCGCGCTGACACTTCCTGCTTCAACCTGCTGACCGGCGCTATTCCGTCCTGATGATTAAATTCATCAATAAGATTACCGGCACGGAAATGTGGGTCGCGGAAGACCGTGTGAGTGAATATCTTGCGGCGGGACACAAAAAGCCCGTCGCATCACAGGACACGAAAAAGCCCACATCAAAAGCGCCGAAGCAGACGAGAAAGGGAAAATGATGGCATACGCTACTATTGCGGACGTTCAGGCGAGATTAAGCCGGACGCTGACCGACGAGGAACAAAGGATTTGCGGAACACTGCTTGACGATGCGGCGGTGATCATTGACACCTTCGCACCGGATGCGAGTGCTAGCAAAAAGCTGGTCGTGTCGTGCCGCATGGTCATGCGTGCCATCGGTGACGGCGAGGATTCCGGCTTCCCGATGGGCGCAACACAAGGCTCGATGTCAGGCCTTGGCTACAGTCAGTCGTGGACGATCGGAAGCGGCGGCACGAATGGAGAAATCTATTTATCAAAGACGGATAAACGTATTCTGGGGGTTGGCGATCATATCGGATCATACAGTCCTGTCGAAGGGTTGGTGACGTCATGAAAGGGATCACGGTCACACTTTACGAACAGACGCCGAATGGCCGCGATCCGTTCGGGGCGAAGGAATATCTATCCAATCCAGTTCAGGTCGAAAACGTTCTGATCGGGGAACCGTCAACGGATGATATTACTTCGTCAACTCAGATGTACGGAAAAGTCATTCGGTATATGCTTGGCATCCCGAAAGGCGATCTGCACGACTGGGAGGACAAGGTTGTTGAGTGGTCGGATAGGTACGGCACGCATCGGGTGAAGACCTTCGGATTTCCGATCACCGGCATCGAAGCCAATATCCCGACCAAATGGCATATGAAGGTAAGGTGTGAAGCATATGGCGGTTAAAGTAAAGCTTATCAGCGAGGGCGTGCGTGAACTGCTTAAAAGCCCTGAAATCATGGCCGTGTGTGAGAATACGGCGGCAGGCGTGGCGTCAAGGGCCGGGGGCGGCTATACGGCTACACCACATCAGGGCAAAAAGCGCGGATATGTCAACGTGTATGCGACAGATGACGAAGCATACAAGGATAACATGCAGAACAACACTCTCCTGAAAGCACTGTGGGGGTAAATCATGACGGAAATGCTTATTTATCAGTATTTATCAAAAAATTTGCCCGACCCGGAAGCGCCATTGCTTCAAGTTCCCGTATTCATGGAGAAACCTGCCAGATGTCCGCGGCGGTTCGTGGTAATCGAAAAGACCGGAAGCCGGAAAACAGATCACGTTGAAACGGCGGCGATCACCATCCAGTCATATGCTTCGAGTCTTTATCTTGCCGCACGGCTCAACGAAGCCGTCAAAGCCGCCATTGAGAAATCCGTGGAAACCAATGTGATTTCGGCGGCAAAGCTTAATTCAGATTACAACTATACGGATGAGACTGAAAAGCAGTACAGGTATCAGGCCGTCTTTGAAGTCACACCATTATAAGGAGATAGAAAATGAGTACAGTTTCAAATGTTACAACGGCGAAGCCTTCCGTTGCCGGTGCAATCTATGTGGCGCCGGTCGGAACAACGCTTCCGACTGATGCAACGTCTCAGCTCGACCAGGCTTTCACCGGCCTTGGTTACTGCTCTGAGGACGGTGTGGTTAACTCAAATACGCCGACCGTGGAGACCATCAGGGCATGGGGCGGTGACGTGGTTCTGACAACGTCATCCGAAAAGCCTGACACCTATCAGTTTACGCTGATCGAGGCGCTGAACGTGGCTGTCCTGAAGTATGTATACGGAAGTGCAAACGTTACCGGCGATCTGACGAACGGGATCACGATCAAGGCAAACAACGCCGTACAGGAAGAGTGGGCGATTGTAATCGACATGATCATGAAAAACGGCGTCCTGAAACGCATCGTTGTCCCGTCGGCAGCTGTTACGGAAGTCGGTGAAATCACTTACAGGGATGATGAAGCGGTCGGCTACAACACGACATGCACATGCACGCCGGACGATCAGGGCAACACGCACTATGAGTATCTGAAGGCGGCATAAGGAGGGTCACTTTGAAGAACACCAATGACGATTTTATTGAAGTCAAAACAACCGGAGGCACCACATACAGGATCAATAAGGATTGTTCGGATGACATGGAGTTGCTGGACGCCCTCATCGACATGGAGAACGGCGATCTGTCAGCGATGAAGACGGTCATAAAGATAGTCCTTGGAGACGAGGGCAAAAAGGCCCTTTATGAAGCCAACCGGAAAGAAAATGGCCGTGTATCGGCCGACGGCGTCATGAATGAACTCCGTGAGATCATGGAACTGATGCCCCAGACAGTAAAAAACTCATAAGCCTTGCCGAAGCCGTGGCGTCAGATGAAACCATGTTAATCTGCGATCTGGCTGAAACGTATGGCGTCATCGATTGGCGGAAAATACCAGTCAGGACGGCGGCGGCATTGTGCGCCGGATTGAAGCCTGACAGTCGTACAAAAAAGCGGTTGTCAGGCTTTCGTTGCGATTATGGCATTTATCTACTTGCGGCGATCTTCGATCAACTGAACGTGATCAGATGGATGCAGACAAAGGACGGAGCGAACGGCACGAACAAGCCGAAGTCATTGGCCGAAATCATTACCGGCGGCGGCAAGGGCGGAAATAAAGATGTTAAAACGTTCCGCACGGGTGCAGATTTCGAGGCGGAGCGCAAGAGGTTAATAAATGGACTTAGCTAAAGCATATGTACAGATTATTCCGTCTGCTGATGGCTTGCAAGGTTCCATACAAAACGTGCTTGACGGCGAGGCAGCGGACGCCGGTAAAAAGGCCGGTGGAAAACTCAGCCTTGGAATGAAGGCCGGACTTGCGGCTGGCGGTGCGGCTGTCGCGGCGGCGGCTACAAAGCTTATAAAAGCGTCCATTGGCGAAGGATCAGCGCTACAGCAGAACCTTGGCGGCACGGAAGCAGTGTTCGGGCGGTTCGCCAAATCCATTCAGACGGATGCCGGAAAAGCCTATAAAAACATGGGCATGAGTGCATCCGATTATATGGCTACGGCGAATAAGATGGGTTCGCTGTTCCAAGGCTCCGGTCTGACGCAACAGCGCTCCCTTGAATTGACGTCTCAGGCGATGCAGAGGGCGGCTGACGTGGCGTCTGTCATGGGCCTCGATACGAGCGCGGCAATGGAATCCATCGCAGGTGCCGCAAAAGGCAACTTCACCATGATGGACAACCTGGGCGTTGCCATGAACGCCACAACGCTCGAAGCGTATGCTCTCGAAAAGGGCGTCAACTTCAAGTGGGACACCGCAAGCAACGCAGAAAAGGCAGAGCTGGCAATGGAGATGTTCTTTGATAGAACGTCCCAATATGCCGGAAACTTTGCAAGGGAAGCAGACACCACATTTTCCGGATCATTCGAGTCGATGGCATCGGCCGCAAAGAATGTTCTTGGAAACATGGCCCTTGGTAACGACATCCAAAAGCCGCTGTCAGACCTTTTGACGGCAACCGGTACGTTTATTACAGGGAACTTTATTCCGATGCTTGGGAACACGCTCAAAGGCGTCGGGCAGGCATTTTCAACCGGCTTCGGAATGGCTCTGGACGCCATCACAAGCATTAACTGGCTCCAAGCCGGATCGGACATTATCGGCAAGATCAGCAGTGGCGTACAGTCACTCGCCAGCGATATTCCGACAGCGGTTCAGGGCATTGCCAACACCGCAAAAGAATGGTTTGCGAATATTGACTGGTCTGCGGTTGGTCAGGACGCAATCAATCTGATCAAATCCGGCATTAATCTATTTTTTACGGACATCCCTAATCTGCTCATGTCCATCGGATCATCAGCAATGGAGCTGTTTAAATCGGTTCCGTGGGGAACGCTTGGAACAGAGGCGATCAAATTCATTGTTGCGGCCATTTCTCTGCTTGTGAACGATGTCCCGACCAAGCTGCGCGAAATCGCCAACACAGCCGTTGAATGGTTTAAAGGCATTGACTGGGCAGACGCCGGAACGTCCGTGATCACGTTCATTCAGAACGGCATTTCGATCCTGAAAGACAATCTGCCTGCGATCCTGAAAACAATCGCCACAAACGCGATTAAATGGTTTACGGAAATCGACTGGGCTGGAGCCGGTACGGACGTCATCACATTCGTTCAGAATGGTATCTCAGCGATCAAAGATAACGTCCCGGCCATCCTCAAAACGATTGCCGGAACTGCTGTGGAGTGGTTCAAAAGCATTAACTGGCTGGGCGCCGGAAGTGCTGTGATTTCGTTTATTACGAACGGAATTCGGACGCTCGTTAATAACATTCCGACTGTGCTTAAATCAATCGGAAGCACCGCCCTGTCATGGTTCAAGGAAAAAGTCCTGTGGAGTAGTGGCGGCTCCGGCATAATCAGCAAGATCACAACCGGCATTTCGAGCGTGGTCACATCAATTCCGTCAAAGCTGAAATCTATTGCTGAGACGGCAAAAAGCTGGTTCACCAATATTAGTTGGGGAAGCGCCGGAAGTGACATCATTAACGGCATCATTAACGGCATCACCAATGCGGCTCAGTCCCTTTACAACAAGATTGCGAGCGTTGCAAATTCTGCCCTCAGCACTTTGAAAGGGTTCTTCAAAATTGGATCACCTTCAAAGGTCACGAGGGACGAGATTGGCCGCTGGCTCGTTGCTGGTATTGGCGAGGGTTGGGAGTACTATATGCCGGGCGTTGTAAAGAACATGACCGCCAAATCACAGGAGATGATCCGCGGACTGGTAGCGGCTACGGAAGACTCCGTATATAGTGCGATCCCGGCGGTTACCACATACGCAACTGTTGACAGCAACGGCGGCTTTATGGCCGAAGCGCTCGCAAATGCGGTTGTGGATGGCACGCAGAGAGTTGCGGACGGCGTTGAACGTGGGATCAGTAACATTAAGATGGTTGCCAATAACCGTGAGTACGGACGCTTCATTGCAGACCTTGGCTTTCAAAGGGCATAAGCTATGAACTTATATTACGAAAATCATTTGGGGAAGCGGATCCATTTTTACCGCTCCCCTTATATTTTGACCAATCATTCGTTTTTTGACTGGTTATTATCATTTACAACCGTCAACAACAAAACGAGCGGATACGTCTTCAAACCGAGCGAGGCGGATTTCACGGTTCGTCTCATGCCGCTTGCAAAGACACAGAACCTTCGGGAAGCCATGTTTGCGGAATTGTATGACGAGATGGTAGAAGTGTTCTCTGCTGATGCGTCCGAGCCGGGAAAGCTTTGGACGGATGGCGGAGAATATCTTTCATGTCGTGTCATTTCTTCCAAGAAATCAAAATGGAACATCCCGAGGGACGTGACTGTTGTGTGCCGGATCAGCGTGGACAGCCCGACATGGAAAAAGCCGGAGGCGTATGAGATTTCATTTACAGAGGAAACTGAATACGGATACTTAGATTATCCGCACGGCTACAACTATGATTATAAAGGGACTTTGCTTGGATACACGGAATTAACCAACGACAGCACCGAGGCTAGTGATTACATCATGACTATTAGCGGCCCCATCACAAATCCGAAAGTGGTAGTTAATGGGATTGACGTTGGGGCAAACGTGTCCGTTGGCTCAACTGAAAGGCTGGTGATTGATACGGCGGAACAAACCGTGTACATATACGGCCCTGGAATCAGTAAAAACGTGTTTAATAAACGCTTAAAGGGCACACAGTCAATGTTTACAAAGTTGCCGTCCGGGAAAGTAGCGGTCATATGGTCAGGCCTTTTTGATTTTAATTTTGAGATCATCAGGGAAAGGCGGGAACCGTCATGGACGTGATTTTAGCAAATGCAAACGGCGAAGAGGAACGGGTTGTTAACTGCGAATATGATTTTTCGATCGGAGGCGAGGGCACGTTTGAACTATCCATTCCATACGCCGATTGGACAGGGGATATAACCTTCGGGAAGCGTGTGTATATTCCCGGCACGGAATACGGCGGCATTGTTAAGGCTATCGAGGGCGATACGAGCAAAGAGACGGTCTTTGTGAGAGGATACACATGGCGCGGATATTGGAGTAAAAAGCTGTTTAAGGGATCACTCAATGGCGATCTGGCCGTTATTCTTGAAACACTGATCGGAGCGTATAGCGGTATTTTTCGCGTATCCGGATTAACCGGGATCACGGCAAGTGCCATGATTTCCGACTATGTGACCATAGAAGAGGCCGCGCGGATTGTGCTTGGGCAGTTCGGTCTGCGCCTTGCGTTGAAGTATGTTCAAGCGGCGGAATCTGGGTATTGCTTGGTCAGCGCTGTTCCGGCACGGAATACGGATGATGAAATATCGCAGGACGGATATTTAAATTTTGCATCCGAAGATTATCGCATGGGTGTTAATCACCTGATTGCCTATAACGGCACGGACATTGTTCATGTGTACGCCGATATAAACGGAAATGTAAGCACGGTTCAAACGCTGTTTGGTACGGATGAATTCACAGCTGCTTACTATGACGATGATGATGATGTCACAAGGCTTCGGGAAAATGCTATGTCACAGCTCGAGGAAATGAGCAACTATAAACAGTTGAGGGTGACATATCGGGACACCGACAGGATTGATCTGGAGGTCGGAGACATCGTTGGCGGAATCGACTATGTAACCGGCCACAAGATACAAAAACCGATCACTTCAAAGATTGTGACGCTCAGAGATGGCAACTTATCCATTCAATACGGAGTAAAGGAAGAACAGACATGAAAATTGTAACAGGGCATACAGGAACGCCGCACATCACAGCCAATGATGATCAGGGATTAAATCAAGGCATCTTTGGAACCGGCAGTTATATGCTGAATGTCGGACAGCAGTTCGCGGCAACGCTGGTGGATGCCATGACCGTATCCATTGCCGACGGTGAAGGCGTTATGCAAGGCGTTCATTTCCGGATTGACCCCGGAACGAGCGAGAGTGTAGCCATCTCGTCCGGCATTGTGGGATATAACCGGCGTGATCTAATCTGTGCCAGATATACGAAAGATATAAGCACGGGCTTTGAGGCTGTCAATCTGGTCGTGATCGAGGGCACGCCCACCACAGGCGCCGTCAGTGATCCGGAGTATAATACGGGAGATATCCTGACGGGTGATACGATTGTAGATTTTCCACTGTGGCGAGTGACGTTAAGCGGCCTCACGCCGTCTCTCTCACGGGCCGGATACAGGATGAGGACGGTCAGCTCTCTTGCGGATTGTGACTCACAGTTTTCGGACATTTACAACATGTTCAGTGAGATTGATGTCAGCACAGTTTTTTCAACCACAAACCAAGCCGGGCCACGCATCGAAGCAACATTCACATTGAGCAAAGGCATCTTCGTTATCTTCGTCAATGGGCTATTTACCGCCTCAAACGCATCGGCCGCAAACATGACTGTAACGTGTAGGGGCGAAACCATAATCAACAGGGCAGCATCATTTGCGAATGGATATGAGACACCTGGCTTTGATTTGAATGCATCAGCCGTGATCCAGACGTCACAGGCAAGCAATACAGTTAGCTTTGCTGCGGATTTCGGTAACGGAACCAACACGATCTGCGACGCAACAATTAAGGTTCTGAGACTGAAAAGGCTTTCATAAAGGAGCGATTAACATATGATTACAACACAGGTCAATATTTCATACGAACGCCAGACCGTTCCGCCGATCGTTCCGGCTGTCCAGGGCGATTCTGGTCGGAATATCATTTGCAATCTGACCGATTACACGATCCCGAA